CACCAGATGCTGGAAACTCAATATTCGCTGCATTGGTTGCTGTTTGTGTGTCTGTTGAGTCTGCACCTATTGTAGTCCAGTTTGCTGCAGTAACTTGTTGTCTTGCATAGTTTGTAAAGTTTGCTTCTGTAACTGATCCAGTTTCCGCTGCACTCACTGCTGTAGCTAATCCTACATAAATACTATCGCCAGGACTAGCAAAACTTAGAGAGTTATTCTTAAATATATAATGTAATATTCTTCTCTCTAGATAATTGGTTGACGCATTTGCTGTTGCCATATTTAACTCCTATGTTCTTGGTCTTGATGGCAGACCATCTCTATAACCATCTTTATTTTCTCTTGCTTCTCCAAAATCTTTTAACCTTTCTAGATACTGCATATACAACTTATCGTAGTTTTGAATTACATCTGGCTCACCTTTCATAAAGGTATATGCTTCTATAAGAGAACCATAAAGTAATGCAAAAGGTGCGTTTGTACTAATCCAAGTTGTACCACTGTCGGCTCCTGCGGTCAAACTAGCGGGTCTATAATAATAATGTAATTCAACAGTATAGTTTGCATCTGGAGTTGGTGCTAAAATAAAGTTATCTACATCAAACTTAGCATAATATTTAGGTGTACCTGTAGTTGATGAACTGGGTGTATACTCTCTTAGAAAATTAACATCCTTTTGCAAGAGAAAATTTTCTGATCCAGCCGTTGTTATTTGCAGAGAAAACACACTTAAAAAATCTGCTGGTACACTTAAATAAGGATCAGATGATGACATCGCACTCGTAACATTTTTCCTAAAATAATCAAGATCAACACTTTTAAATATTTTTTCTTCTGCGCCTTTTATAAAATTAGGCAGGTTAGTAACAAAAGATGTTTCACTATTGTCTGTGTAATCTTGTATCGCTGTCTTTAATGTTGCTAAAGTAAAACTCATTAATTTGTTATAGTGACAGGTCCTGCCGAAGCAATGCCACCACCTCCCTTTTGTGTTATGGTTGAAGTAGAACCACTATCAAATGTATAATTATTATCATCTGTTTTTGTTATCGTAAAGCCAGTTGCAGATGTAATGACTGAGCCAAGTATATTACCTATAGAGGATACATCTCTAAATCTAACAGTGTCGTTTGATGATCTTCCATGATTAGGTTCATTAACACTTATTGTTGTCGAAGATGATGTAACAGTAAAAGCGTTTAAAGGCAATATGTTAGGAACAGCAGTTTCTGTTCTGTCTGGTCTTGCATTTCTTATAGCTTCTGGATCAGTTGGTATTCTTGGAGGTGTAAGTTGAGGATGTTTTTCTTCATACTCATCTTTGCCAACCAAAGATCCATTCCATTCTTTACGCATATCTTTAATTCTGTACCTAAATCCAGAACGATCTGATAGTCCAAAAGCATGTTTACCAGATGCAAAAGCTCCCATTATCCCACCTTATAATAATTAAGTTGTGGTGTTACAGTAAAACTTGATCTATCCCTATCTTCACCCATAGCTCTTTCAAATTCTTCTTCATAAACTGTTTTTAATAATTGTATTCTATCTGGAGCTTTTTTCATAGATATGTAATATGCTAATCCAGCAGTTAAACAAGGATAAAACCTAAATGGTATTTCCATTGTATTTGTTGCTCCATCAGCATCTTGTATTCTAGTCAAAGCATCATAATAAATGACATCTGTACTGTTTTCAGGTGTGGGCCAAATCTTCAAATTAGGTGTTATTTGTCTATCAAGAAAAAATTGTGTTGGTCTACCAGTAGTTGTTTTAGTTGGTATAGCCAAATAAGTATCTCTACTTACTCTGGACATACTAAAATCTGTTCCACTTCTACGAACAACAGCAGATAATATATCAATAACATCTGTTCCTAAAGAATAATCTGAATCACTTGCTGTTAAGGCTTGTGTTCTTTGTTCTATTGTCCATTGATTTAAACCTCTGTTAGCCCATTCAGCTAACATTATATTCATAGATCTTTTTGCTGTTTGAAGATCATACCCAGTGCGGAGTTCTAAACCACATCTTTCAAATGCCTCTTCTATGTATTCAGCTACGTCAAGCTCAAAATTTGTAGAGTTAGATGTTGTCATTTCTTTTTTCTCCTAAGAGATTTAACTCTTCTTGGTTTACCTGCGGGTTGTCCTATTCTATTCTTCTGACTTATTCTACTTCTTTTTTCTGCCGATGTCATCTCTGATCTAGTTTTAGGTGTTTTAGAACTAACTCTTTTACTAGGTCTGCAATAAGGTGTTCCTCTTTTTTCCCCTTTTTTACGACCACAAGGTTTACCTGTTTTAATGTCTTTCCAATCTTCTTTAAACCATCGTTTAAGATTTAATCCAGATTTTGTTTTACGAACTGCCATTATCTATACTTTGTTACTTTACGTCTGTTACTCATGACTATACCACATCCACGAGCAATATTAGGGTTTTTAGATGATCTTTTCCTTTTGTTCTTCGGAACAGATCCTCCTTTTTTCATTTCAACGACACCACCTTCAGCTTTTTTCTTAGCATTACCATAATTTGCCGCACCAACTTTTCTACATTTTGCGATTGCTCCACTAGCATAAGCACTTGGAAAAACTCTGTAGCGAGCTTTAACTTTTCTGTAACAAGCGTCTTTTGGCATTTTTTTTCACCTTTACTATTTTTTTTATTTTTTTCTTTTTGTTCGGTGGCTTAGATATTTGCCTACTCATTTGAGAACGACCCATAACCATCTAAAATACCTTTTCAAGCACTGCAACAACTATAATGACACCATAAATACCCCATATCCTACTATCCAAAGATTTAAGTTTATCTTGTATTTCTGCATATCGCCTATTGCATTCACTTTCGTGTTTTTCTAATAATTTTAAAACATCTTCTGCTTTCATATTAACACTTCCACCTTCTTCTAGCTTGCCTTAAACGACTATTAGGATTTTTAGCAGCTTTAGGAAATTGTTTCATTTGACCTGCTGATCTAGCACAATATGACTTACGCCTCTTAGCCGCTGTGCTTCCTTTTTTTACTTTGCCTGTCACAGCAGTTTTAAGTTTAGAACCAGGATTGTCTCTACGATATTTAGCGACACCCGCCTTAGTCATTCCCGCACCACTTTTAGTGGAGCGGAAATATTTTTTAGTCTTAGGTGGTTGTTTGTCTTGTTTTCTAGCCATTAGGATAAAAACAAAGTAAGTTTGTTACCACTTCCAGTAAAAGCATGTATATATGCTCCACTTTCAGCTAATACTCCTGCATCTGGAATGTTCAAAGTATGTAACCCAGTTGGAAAACTCTGAACTAATATATCCGATCCACCTGAACCATTTTTAATGGTTAATGCACCAGCAGAATTACCAAAAATTACTATTTGTCTTATCCTTGATCTTGCAGGACCTACAACTGCTGCGTCATCACCTTGATCGTGATTAAAGGCTTTTACGTCAGACCTAACTGCCATGATAACCCCCTATTATTGATCAGCGAAAGTTGGAGCAGTCGTTGATGTTACATTCCCAAAAATTTGATAATTAGTTGTATCTATGCCAATTATAGTAACTTCAAATCCTGCTGGTACATTCATTTGAATTTTACTATTAGAGTTACCATCAGAAAATACTGAACTAATTGCATTTCCATCAGTGTCTAAAAATGTTACACCACCGATAAAAAAGTTTGTGTTTCCTGGTGTTATAATAATAGCATCTGTTGCATCAGCAGCTCCACCAGCATATACAAATTTAAACACTGATCCAGCTATTGGTGCTGGTAATGTGTATGTGTTATCTTGTCCTCCGTCTGGTACAAGTAAAACTCTACCACTGTGAGTAGCATTTGTAAGAGTTACGTTACCATCAGATAAAGATACTGGTGCGTCACCGAAAGTAGATACTTCTGTAATTACTCCAGTTGTAGCATTTTTACTGATAGTTTTAAGTGTGCTTTCAGATCTTATTGGACCTGAAAAAGTTGTATTAGCCATGTTAATCTCCTTGTCTTGGCAGTTGTCGAAGTTAATTCTTCGTCAAGGTAATTTAATTATACATAAAAAAAGGGTGACTCGCAAGCCACCCTTTCAATAATCGAACAATTGTTCGTTAAGCTGCGCCTGGTGATCCAAACACACAACGAGGATCAGAGAATCCAAAAGCATATCTTTCTCTTGCTTTGTATCTCATATTTCCTGTGTCGAAGTCTGCTTCCATGCTTGTGCTTAATGGTGTTCTTTCAAAATATTTGAAACCATTTGGAGCATCAGTCTTAATGAAGAACGCATCTGTATCTGTTAAGAAATGGTTGATAACGTAACCTTCTGGCAACATTCCCATGTTCTTAACTGCGTTTACATCATTGTCAGCAGTTCCTGATCTTAAAGTTGACTCTAATAAACGATCAGCTACAAACTGTAGTGCTGGTGGAATGATTAACTTCATACCACGAAGAGCTACAATCATGTTTCTCTCGTCAACAAAATTAGAAATGTCAATTAATGCACTCTCTAATGATGTTTCATTTAAGTCAGCGGCACTTGATGGCTCATTTGAAAATGTTCCACCACCACCTAGAGGATGGTCTGTAGCACAAAGCTCTTTTCCATCACCGCCAGTAAAGCTAGAACTAAACGCATTGTTTAGAACTGAAGCAGCTTTTACTTGCTTAGTGTGTGCCATTGATCTTGCTAGTGCCTTTGTGTATCTAGCACCAAGACGGTCATAGAGATTATCTTCCATTGCTTCCTCAGTTAATGCGAAAGCTAATGCAACTGTCTCCATTGTATATCTTGATGTATATACTTCGTTTGCACTATCAAAAGATACACCAGCACCCTCTGATTTAGTTGCAGCATTGCCGAAACCACTGATCATTACTTCTTCTTCAAACGCTCTGTCTGAAGATTCAGTATCATAGATTTCTGCATGCTCATTGTCGTAACGGTCATACTCCATGCCAAACAGGGCATTTAGACCAGGTTCTAGTTCTTTAACTAGTTGCGCTCTTGATATAGCCATAATCTAAACTCCCTTATGCTAATCCTGCACCCTTTTGTCCAAATATGTGATTTTGAATCACAACATAGACATTGGTTGCATCTGATGAAACATCGCTATTCTCTGGATCTTGCGAAATATCAATCGCTTTCAGAGGTAAACCAGCAGTAGTTGCACCTGTTGTTACATCTAACTCTGCACCAGAAATACCAGTTACAGTTGAACCTGCTGTGGTATAAACAATGTCAAAGTTACCTAATAAATCTGCAACTGGAAATGCAGCATCAGCTTGGATTTCAAAGATAACGTTTGGGTCATCTATAATGAAAGCCTCAATGTCACTAGCATTTGTGCTTGCAGGGTAGTAGTTGGAAAAAGTTTCTTTTCCAGTTGTAGGGTCTGTATATCTACAACCATTGAACACTCCAACTATTGGAACAGTACCACCATCAGCGTGAATTTCCACGCCTCCGCCAGTGACTTGCATAACCATGTCACCTTGAAATATAGCAGTTCCATAATTGGCAGCGATTCTATATCGGGATTGTCCTCCAGTATAGGGTGTTCCACCTATTCTTTTAACAGGACGCATTCCGAAAGCAGCATCTTGATTTGCCATTTCTATCTCCTAAAAATTAAAATTATGAGTCAGGTTTCTTGCCACCAAAAGCGACTTGAGACCTTCTCTCTGGTTTAAGCATAGGCATTGCAGCATTTGAATCTCTCATCATATCTCTGTCAATAGCCTCCATTTGATTATTTGTCTTGCTTTGAAAATATTGATTTCTTTGCTCAACAAGTTCATCAGGTATCCGTGCTAACAAAAGACCACCCTGACCGATTACTCCAGCATTTTTGCCTTCATCTATTACAGGTGCATCAAAGTCGGGATATTCTTCAGCACGAACTAATTCATATCCTTCTCTAAGCCGTTTATGAATATTTGACCTATCATCATATTCCATAACTCGTTCTCTTATCCATCTGTGTTTATAACCCACAGGTGCTTCTGGAGCATCAAGCGTTGATGGTGGCTTCCATTGTTGTACTCTCGCAGTTTTTTCACGAGTTTGCGACTCTCGATTAGTACGATCAGCCATTACGCTACTCCTTTTGTTTTTTCTATTTTAGCTACTTCCTGTGCATACTTTTCTAAAGGTATTCTCATTTTTTTTGCAAAGGCTACCTGACCAGGTGTAAGCTCAATAGTTTTTTTACCACCCTTTTTTAGAGACCGTCCACTGGACGCAGGAGCTACAGACTGGGCGTTTTTCTGTCCTCCCTTAAATTTGTGCGGAAATTCAACAGCCATACGCTTGCTAACTTCTGCATAATAATCATCAGTTGATGGATCAAAACCTTCTTGTCCAACTAATTGTTCATGTATAGCTCTTGCTCCACTTGTCATAACCATATCAGTTCCAAACCAAGAATTATTATCCAACCATTTTTGTAACTTAGGATCTAAGTCTTGTTTTTGAGGAGTTTGCCTCGTTTGGGCTGTGTTCTGTTCAACATTGCCCTTTTCCTCATTATTTCTAACTGTTCCCGCTTGCTCAACACGAGCTTTTTGGATTCTGAGTCTTTCGTTTTCAATAGCGAGTTTAGCCATGAGGTCGCTTGCCTCAGACATTTTTTCAGCATCTCCAGCATCAAAAGCCTCCTTATAAAGTTTTTTAGCTTGAGCAGTTTGTGACTCAATCCTATTACCAAACTCTGAAGTATAGCCTTGATTTAACTGATTAAGCTGTTGTTTTAATTGTTCGTTTTCATTTTTTTGTTGTTGAGCAAAATTAAAAGCAGCTTCTGCTTCTTCTAATGCTTGCTTACGTTTAGCAGTTAATTGATTAATTCTTTTTTGAACATTGTCACTATATACCTCAAGCTCTTCTGGCTCTTCAGATTTTTCACGAACAATTGTTCGGTTTTCTTCATCTTTTTTTTCTGATGAAGTTTCAGTTTTTTCTTCAACTACAGGTGTTTCTTCTTCTACTTCGTAGACAAAATTTTCTTCCTGTGTTTCTTGTGTCTGTGTTTCATTATTCATTATGTTCTCCATTATATATAAGAAATATCTTTAGGGTCAAGTATAGATGCAATAATATTATCGTCATTTATGATTCTTAGCTCTAAACCATCCACTTTGAACTTATTTCCAGCATATCTACCCATAAGTACCCAATCTTTCTCAGAACACCACGCTCCACTTGGGAATTTATCTTTATCTTTATAAGCGTCAGGACCTATTTTTACGACATAGGCTACAACACTTGCAAAACTTTCACGATCCCTAGTCTTATCAGGTATTATAATACCATTAACTTTTTCTGGAACGTAATATGGAATAACAAGCATCCTGTAACCAGTTGGGCTTGGTAAACGATCAAGAGCTGATCTTTCCATTTTAGAAGGGTCTTTTGAGTTTGGATTAGCATCTTCTTTATCATCAAATGCTTTACTTATAGAGGGAGAAGTCGGATTGATTTTTTTTTGTGCCACAAACCGTTCTGGCACGATCAGTTTCTTAGTCATCTAAGTCTGTACCTTTCATCGAGGATTTTAATTCTTCTTCAATCCAAGTCATTCCTCGTATTTGACCTGTTATGAACCGATAGTCTTCCATTGAGTCTATCGAACCATCAGCCAAAGATTGAGCTAAATCCTCTTTTCTTTGACGTATGTTCTTATACAAATACTCTGCTAATTTAATTCCGTCCACACTTATTTTCCTCTACCTTGTGATAATCTTAAACTTTTTACATGTTTGTAATAAAAATAATTACCAATTTTATTAAAGTATTTTGCTAAAGTTAACCAATGCCACATCATTTCTTTTTACCTTTTTTGAGAACACTTTTTAATGTTTTTGCTTGTTTAGCATGTGTCTTGGATGCTTTCTTTAAACCACTTATAACTTTTTTAATTTTTTTAATTTTTTGTTTCATTTTGTTAATCCTTTTTGCTTTTCATATGTCCTCAAACCGCCCAATCCGAGCATTCCCATCAAAACTGTCATTAAACTTCCCATATCAAAAGCAGGGAGTTCTGGTAATGTAAAGCCAAATAAAACCGACAAAAACATTATTAATGGCTGTAGTACAAAATGCCATGCTAAAGCTATTCCACAAGTCCACCCAATAAAAGGTCTCCAACCTGCAACAAAGATTGACTTGTGTTGTGCCTCTGCTTTGTTAATTTCTAGCTGACCTTTAG